CGCCCCCGGGCGTTGCGCCCGACGACTAGGCTCTGCTAGAGTCAGCCTCCGCTAGAGCATCAGGGCTACGCACCACCACCTACTCGAAGGGATACACCTTGTTCAAGATCAGCAAGCGGGCCGTCATCGGCCTCGCCGTCGGCGCCCTCGCGCTGACCGGCCTGGGTCTGGCCGGCACGGCCAGCGCCGCCCCGGCGCCCGGTACCGCCAGCGCCCCGTCCAACGTCGTCACCCTGCCCGCCAACGTGCGCGTGCCGGGTTTCAGCGTCCCGAACGGCGGACCACTGTTCAACGGTCATGACGTGACCGTGCAGGCCACCGGTGCCGCTGCGGGTCTGGCCGACCCCGGCGCCACGGCGGTCCTGGTCAAGGTCACCGCGTTCAACCCGACCGGCACCGGCCAGCTCGTCGCCCACGCGACCGGCACCGGCGCACCGGGCAACCCGACCGTGGCCTACACCAAGGGCAGCGAGAACTCGGGCGTCGCGTGGGTCAAGCTGGACGCGGCCGGCACGTTCGTGATCGAAGAAGAGGGTGCGGCCACGCACGCTCTGGTCGAGATCGACGCCGAGTCGGTGCTGCCCGCCGCACCGACCAACACTCTGGCTGGTGCGTACTACTCGGTCGCCAAGTACGACCTCGGCGACACCAACGGTGGCGCGATCGCCACGGTGGCCTGCAAGGCGAAGACCGACACCGCGATCTCGGGTGGCGTACAGACGATCGGTCTGGGCTCCACCCCCACCGCCGACAACGTGCCGATCAGCTCCTCGTTCCCCGGCCGAGAGGACTTCACCGGAGACGCGGACAACAACAAGCCCATCCCCGGAAGGACCGACGGCTGGATCGTTCAGTTCGGCGGCAACAGCTCGTCGACCAGTCTGGGAGACCCGAAGTTCGTCAACGTGTACGCACTGTGCGTGCCGGGCCTGTCGATCCCGGTCGACACCACGTTCACCGAGTCGGGTTCCTGATGACCCCCTGCGGGTGTTCGTGCCACCAGGACGGGTACGTGTGTACCAGCTGCTTCCGCACGAAGTGCGACGGCTGAGCAACCAGAAGTGAGTGCGGGTCGGCATCTCGGACGGGGTGCCGGCCCGACTCGTTGGTGAGGAAGGGAAGGCGATGATCGAGGACACGTCCGGGCGCGATCCTGCGACCAACTTGGCGGGCCTGCTGGCCCGGGGGCAGAGCGACTACATCACCGGCATGGAGGCCGACGGGCAGCGCCAACTCGTGCACTCCGACCAGGTGCCGACCCAGGGCAGCGACAAGCTGGCCGAGATCGGATTCACGCTGGGCGATGTCGTCCAGCACGACACGTTGTTTCGTCACGTGACGATACCTGAAGGCTGGACCAAGAGCGCGACCGAGCATTCGATGTGGTCGGAGATCACGGACGCGTTCGGTCGCAGTCGAGTGTCGATCTTCTACAAGGCCGCGTTCTACGACCGGCGTGCGTTCTGCCGAGTGACCGATCTCCGCGAATACGTATACAAAGCCGTAGAACACAATGCTCGGCTGGTCTTCGACGACCGGTGGGCCACGCGTGAGGCGGTGATCGCGCTGCTGGTCGACGCCATCGAGTGGAAGGATCGGGAGATCGCCGGGTGGCGTGCGCGTCCGTTCGACGACGGCGTCGCCGAGATCATCCACGAGATCACCGAACACCGCGCGCAGTACCAGGTATTCCTGAACCGGCTGAGCAAGCAGCATGCTGCCGACTGACTGCGAGGCCTACGAGGCGTTGCGCGACCTGCATTGCGACCTGCCCGCTGATCACATGGGGCCGCACATCCACTTCGGCTACGAGGGCACGACAGCATGGGATCTGAACCGACGCCGAGACGAGGAAGGGAAGGAGAAGGAGTGAAGGACATCGAACCGTCGGCCGAGATCCAGCGACTACTGGCCATGCTGGAGAATTCGCGAGCGGCGCACCGCATTGCATCGGACGTGGCAGATAGGTTCCGAGACGTACTCTCCGAGGCTCTCGGGCATCCTGATCGCAACCCTGGCGACGATGTGCTGGTGGCCGAGTTGCGCGAGCATTTCGGCATGACGGGGCCCGAACCGACCCGGTGGCGGGACTTTCTGGTCGGCGCCCGTGCGATGGTCGATCAGATCAATGCCGAACATACCGAGAGGAGGATGCAGTGAACTTTATGTTGGCAGTACTGGTATGCGTGGTCGCGCTGGTGGAGTTGGTGTGGATGTTCTCCGACCGGCACCGGGCCGTGCACCCGGACGACGCCACGTTGCCCGACCTGCTTGACCAGCCTCTCCAGCAGAGGCTAAGCTGATCGTCTCCGGCCGGAAGGATCTACACCATGCCCGCTCGCAAGGCACCCACCCCCGTCGCCCTGGACGAGACGCCAGTATCGGTCAACATGTTGGTGTACGGGAAGTCCGGCATCGGGAAGACCGTGTTCGGCGCTGGTGCCGGCGGTGCGGATCTGGTGATCTCCTGCGAGAAGGACAAGGGCGCCTCGGCCCGCCGTCTCGGCGGCAAGGGCAAGATCATCGTGTGTCCCGACTTCGAGACGTTCCTGGCCGCCAAGCAGGCGTGGGAGGACGGCGAGTACGGTGATCCCGAGTGGACACTGTTCGACTCGCTCACCTCCATCCAGTCCAAGGCGATCGACTGGATCTTGTCCCGGGAGTTCGGCAAGGCGGCGCAAGGCACCCGCAAGCTCGACGTCCTGCAGATCCAGGACCACCTGGAGTACCAGAACCTGACCCGCCGGTTGATCGGTGAGCTGTGCGACAACCCGCGCAACGTGATCATGACCGCACAGGACATGAACGTCGACACCGACGGCGGTGACGAGTCCGTTCTTCCCGCTCTGGAGGGCGGGAAGGGCAAGATCAGCAACTTCGTCTGTGGCATGATGACCTGCGTCGGCTACATGAAGATCATCGAACACGGTACGGAGAACGAGAAGGGCACCGAGGTCCGGCGGATCTACTGGCAGCCCCGGCCTCCCTACTTCGCCAAGGACTGGACCGACAGCCTCGGCAAGTTCACCGACAACCGCACCCTGGCGCAGATCAGCGCGCGCATCAACGGCGCGTTCAACGCGGAAGGCGAGTCCCGACCCGCGCCCGCGACCGCGACCGGTGGCCTGTCAGGTGCCGCCGCCCGGCGGGCCGCCCGCGCGAAGAAGTAACACAGTCCCCCACCCCAACCCGTGGGTCGTACAACAGAAAGAGGGCAATCTCCATGCCTCGTAGGAAACTCGGCGGAGTCTCATCCGCTTCCGCCAAGTCCACCCCGGCCACCGGTTTCACCGCCTTCGAGGGTCCGGCCGGTGCGTACCGCGGAAAGTTGAAGCAGCTCACGCTGTCCAAGAACAAGAACAACGACGACATGCTGCGCTTCGTGTGGGAATGCGACGAGGCGACCGGGTCGAACAAGGCCCAGTACAACGGCCAGTCCATCTGGAACAACCAGAACGTCACCGACGACAGCTCGCGCTTCGTCAACGGCTTCCTGGTGGCCCTGGGTGCCAGCGACTCCGACATCCAGGACTTCTGGGCGAACGGCCCGATGGTGTCGGCGACCAAGACGTCCCGGGGCGACGACAAGATCACCAAGATCGGGTCGCTGAAGGTCGACGAGGCCGGCATGGCGCTGGTCGTCTCGATCAACATGGGCAAGCCGTACACCAACCCGCAGACCGGTGTGACGACCGACGCCAAGATGGAGATCAAGTCCTTCCTGGTGCCCCCGACCGAGGACCACGCCGCTCCGGAGGACGAGGAGGACGAGGCCGAAGAGGGCATCGAGTCGCCGGCCGAGGAGTCGGACGAGGACGAGGTCGAGGAGGAGGCCGAGGAAGCCGACGAGGCCGAGGAGGAGGCCGAGTCCGAGGTCGACCCCGCCTACACCGCTCGGGCCGAGGAGCTGGACGCGCTGGCCGAAGGGGGCAAGCGGCCCGAGCTGGTGAAGATCGCCAAGTCGCTGGAGCTCAAGCCGCTGAAGCGGCACTCCGACGACGACATCATCGACATGATCCTCACTACCGAGTTCCCGAACGTGACGCCCGAGGGTGAGGGCGAGGACGCCGACGAGGAAGAAGCCGAAGAGGATGCCGCCCCCGCCCCTGCTCCCGAACCGGCTGCGGCTCCCCCCGCTCGGCGTGCGCGTGGTGCTCGTACTGCCGGCGGCGCGCCGCCGTTCTAACCACCAGGCGCTGTGGCGCGTCCTGTTGGTTGTTCTGAACGTCGCCATCCTGATGGTGACCGGTTACCTGTACTTCTGCAGGTAATTGAAAGTTGCACTACCCACGGGTCCCGGCCGTCGTTCGCAGAGAGCGGCGGCCGGGAGCACACAGGAAGGACATGGGCTGCAAGCATGATCACCTGGATGCCGCATATCGAGCCGGGCAAAGCGGCCCAGTCCCTGACTGACGAGGATCTGGTCGAGCAGGTGGAGACCTCGACCGAGGTGCTGCGGCTGCTCCTCGCGCCTCCCGACTCTCCCACGAACAAGCGGTTTCTGGCGATCTCGATGTGGGGGCCGTACCAGTGGCGGCTGTGCATCCACGGCCTGATGATGGCCAACGAGCTGGTCACCAACCGGAACCACTCACTGCCCGACCTGGACACCGATCTGCTGGCCACCACCGGGACGGATCTGGAGAACGGCGGCGACGAGCTGCTGAACCCGCCGTGGCTGGGCGACCTGCACATCCACCGCAGCCACCGCAGCCAGCTGATCCGGTCCCGTCGTGAGTACGCGCCGCAGTGGCCGGGCACTCCGGCCGACATGCCCATCCTGTGGCCACAGCTCGTGCAGGGCGCCCCTCGGGGCTACCGGCTGCGACTGTCCACCAACGACATCCGACTGCTGCGCCGAGGCGCCCTGAAGCTTCCCGAGGAGCTGACCTACCGGGCCAGCGCCAACGAAGTCGTCGAGACGTGAGGAGCACGACCATGTCGACACCAACACCGGACGAGCAGCTCGTCGAACGCGTCGAAGACCTGTACGAGGAACTGAAGAAGCCGATCTTCGTGTGGGCCATGGCGCACGGTCGCCTGGACAACCTGCTGATCGACGGCGCCTCCCACGACGATCACCGCGTGCGCGGCGCCCGCACCTCGATCGTCAACGCGGCCCGCAAGATGGAGGCCGCCGTCCTGCAGTACCAAACGAAACACCCGTGATGCGCTTCTTCAGTGTCCACACGCACTGCACCTACAGCTATGGCGACGGGGCGAAGACGCCGAAGGAGCACGCCGCCCGGCTGGCCGAGTTGGGTTACACCGGCGCGGCCATCACCGACCATGGCAACACCACGGCGCACCCGCTATGGGAGAAGGAACTGCTCGCCGTCGGGCTGCACCCGGCGTTCGGCTGCGAGCTGTACACCGCCCCGCCGAACGAGAAGCGCAAGTGGCACCAGACCGTGGTCGCGGAGAACCTGGCCGGGTACCGCAACCTGTGCCAGCTGATGGCCGGGTCGTGGGCCACCCTGGGCGTGACCGCGGCCTCCAAGTTCCCCACCTGCCACTCCGACATGCTGGCCGCGCACGGCGAGGGCCTCATCTCCACCTCGGGCTGCGCCGACTCGCTGCTGGCCTGCACCCTGCTGGGAGGCAAAAGTCTTGGTGAGCAACGCGATACGGCGAGCGATCTCGACCTTGATCGAGCGAGAGCTGTCATCAATTGGTTCCTCGACGTCTACGGCGACGGGTACTACCTCGAAGTACAGCGCTTCCCTGAACTGCGACGTTGTCGCACACTCAACGGGATTTACGCTGAGCTTTCCGCCGAGTTCGGCATTCCCCTCGTTGCCACCGCAGACGTTCACTATCTCCTTCCAGAGCAGAATCGCGTCCAGGTGGCCCTTCACGCGGCACTGCGCGGCGGCACGGTGGAAAGCCAGGACGCGGGCTGGGAATACGACATTCGTCTCTCCTACCCCCTGTCCGACAAGCAGATCGGCGAACAGCTGATGGCCACCGGCCTGACCCGCACACAGGCGTGGGAAGCCATCTGCAATTCCGAGGAGATCGGCCAGCGCTGCCAGGTCACGCTGCCCAAGACCGAGCGCGTGCGCTTCCCCGGCACCACCGACGACCTGGAGTGGTGATGGCTCGCGTCAACACGAATTGGTACAACTACATGCGCTCCCAGGCCAAGGAGGCTCGCCTGCGCGGCGACATGACGGCCAATCACATGTGGTGGCAACAGATCCACGCTCGCGCGGCGGCCCGCCGGCACCTCGACCGGAGTTGGGGGTGGCGATGACCACGGCGTCCCAGCCGGTCAACTCCACCGAGCTGCTATGGACCTGGCTGCGCAACGGCTGGACGTTCCGGGCACCGCACGACGGGTTCCTCGGGCAGCACGCCGCCGACGTGACCACGCGCATCCACTACGAGATGGACACGATCGTCGGCAAGGACTTCTGCGACTACTTCTTGATCGTTTCAGATCTGGTGCGCCACGCCAAGGACCACGGCATCGCCGTCGGGCCGGGCCGGGGGTCGGCCGCCGCCAGCCTGGTGTGCTATCTGCTGCGCATCACCGAGATCAACCCGATGCGCTACCCCAACATGCTGTTCGAACGGTTCCTGGACCCCACCCGCGACGACATGCCCGACATCGACATCGACTTCGCCGACGACCGCCGGCACGAGATGGTCGAGTACGCCAAGCGCAAGTACGGCGAGGACTGCGTCGGCAACATCGCCAACTACGCCCGGTTCCGCGGCAAGACGGCGATCAAGGACATCGGCCGCGTCTACCGGATTCCGAAGTGGGCGGTCGAGACGGTGGCCGGCCTGATCATCGACCGGGAGGCCGGGGACCCGCGCCAGAACGACTCGGTGCACGACGTGTTCGAGCTGTTCCCCAAGGCCCGCGAGATCGCTCAGAAGTGGCCGCAGATCCGGGAGGCCGAGAACTTCGAGGGCGACTACCGCGGCATGTCGGTGCACGCCGCCGGCATCGTCATCTCCTCGCGACCCATCACCGACGTGTGCGCCACGTACACCCGCGAGATCGGCAAGACCAAGGCCACCAAGCACCAGGTCTCCGTCGTGGCGGCGGACAAGAAGTCGGCCGAGTACCTCGGCATGACGAAGATCGACTTCCTGGGACTGACCACGATGGGCATGATCGGCCAGTCACTGAAGATCATCGACATGCCGCTGGAGGAGCTCTACCGCGTCCCGCTCAACGACCAGAAGGTGCTCGACGCGTTCCGGGACGGCGACCTGACCGGCATCTTCCAGTTCGAGGGACGCACCCAGCGCGGCGTCTGCCGGGCCGTCGAGCCCGAGGACTTCCGCCACCTCGTCGACATCAGCGCCCTGGCCCGGCCCGGTCCGCTGGGATCGGGCGAGTACACCGCCTACGTCGCCCGTCGGCACGGGCGGCTGGCCATCCCGTCGGTGCATCCGGTGATCGACGAGATCACCCGGCACAGCTACGGCACGGTGATCTTCCAGGAGCAGGTGTTCCGCATCCTGGCCCAGATCGGCGGGTTCTCCGGCACCGAGATCGGCCGGATCCGGCGGATCATCTCCGGCAAGCTGGGCGAGGCCGCGTTCAACGAGTTGTACGACGCCTTCGAGCGCGGCGCCGCCAGCAACCACGGCATCTCCGGTGAGGACGCCCGGCGCATCTGGGCCAGGATGACCACGGCCAGCAAGTACCTGTTCAACTACGCACACGCCTGCTCGTACTCCATGGTCGCGTACTGGTCGATGTGGCTGAAGACCAACCACCCGCTGGCCTTCTACGCCGGCCAGCTGCCCAAGACCGGCAAGGAGAAGACACCCCGCCTGATGCAGGACATCCTGCACCACGGCATCACCATCCTGGCCCCCGACGCGCAGGTGTCCGACCTGTCCTGGGAGCCCGCCCCCGCCCTGCTGGCCGAGGGCGAGGCGGGCGCGCTGCGGGCCGGGCTGCTGCAGATCCCGAACGTCGGCGAGACGACCGCGCTGGCCATGCTGGCCCACCGCGAGGCCGTCGAGCGGTCGCTGACCGAGCAGCGCCGCTACGGCGCGTTCGACTGGGGGGACTACAAACCGGTCAAGGGGATCGGGCCCAAGACGATCGCCACCATGATCGGCTTCGCCACCGCCGAGGACCCGTTCGAGCTGCACCGGGTCAGCCACCTGCTGCACGAGTACCGCGAGGGCATCCGACGCGGCCTGCCCGACTTCGCCGGCCTGCCAATCCCCACGCACAGCTCCAACGACATGCCGCCCAAGGGCGAGCACCCGGTGGTGTGGATCGGTTTCATCCGCAAGATCCGCTTCGACAACGAACTGGAGAAGCAGCGCAAGTACGGCGACAACCCGGACGCCACCGATGCCGAGATCCTGGAGCAGTTGCGCGATCCCGAGCTGCTGACCAGCGCCGTGCTGTTCGGCTACGACGAGGGCGACGAGGACGTGTACGTGCGGATCAACCGGTGGGCGTTCCCGGCGATGCGCGAGCTGATCGAGGCGATCAACCTGGACGTGGACGTGGTCGTCGTGTCGGCCACCAAGAAGGATGTAGGGAGTGGTTTCGGTGTCAGCATTTACGCGAACAGTCTCGGCGTTCTGGAACCGGATGAGGCGCCGGAAGAGGCCGACGATGACGATGACGATCTCGTCGGCTCCAACGCCTGAACAACTGGCATTCATCAGGAGGCAGAGTGAGTGGGGCAGTAGTAACCCCGCGCCCTCGACGGCGCGCGGGATCAAACCGGACTACCAGTTCCTCCCCTCCCCCATCGACTACGCCGCCGGAATCGCCGGCACCCCGGCCGAGCAGGTCGTCGCAGCCAGCCGCTACCTCGCCGCGAACTACGGCCCCGGAACATCGTGGGACGTTTTCCATCAGCGCGCACGGCGGGACGCTGCTGGAGAGCATGTGGAGTCTGATCGATCAGAAGATGGACGAGGTGATGGATCACTCGACGCCTGAGTCCGTCGGGTACCTGCGCGGGTCGGCCGAGATGCTGGCCGTGTTCCTCAACTGCTATCGCCCCGACGTGGACGCGATCCGCGCCGAAGCCATGATCCGGTGGGAGAGAAGGAATCCCGAATGAGCGAAGCCAACTACACCCTGCGGCTCAGTGACGGCACGCAGCGCACGTGGTACGGCGACCCATCCAGCATCTTCGACGACCGCGTGTCGCACGTCGTGATGAGCGACTCGCCGTGCAGCTTCCTGGAACTGCCCAGCGGCGACTACGTCAACCTGATCCACGTCATCGCCATCGAGCAGCAGTAATGCCCGACTTCAGCGCCGAGCACCCCACCGTGCTGGCCTTCGACCCGGGCGGCACGACGGGCTGGTCGGTGCTGACCGTATCCCGCCAAGCCATGCTGAACAAGAAGGCTTCGGTGGCCACCATGTTCGGCACGGCGCTGTTCTGGGACCACGGTCAGATCGACAGCAAGGACGAGGACGTGGCCGCCGAGGACATGCTTCGGTTGTGCCGTCAGTATCCCGACGCCTGCATCCTGGTCGAGGACTTCATCATCCGAATGTTCAACCAGGACAAGGAAGTGCTGTCCCCGGTCCGCCTGACGGCCAAGCTGGACTTCGCGCTGCACTTCGTCGGAGACCCGCGCTACACGTTCCGACAGCAGCCCAGCGAGGCGATGGGCACGGCCACCGACGACTATCTCAAAGAGATTGATCTTTACGAACGCAAGGGCGGCCTGGGTCATGCCCGCGACGCCGACAGGCACTCGGTTCTGTGGCTGCGCAAGGCACACGACCTCCGACTGGGCCCGAAGCGACGCGCCGAATGGTGGCCGCACCTGTTCGGGTAGGCTACGATCGGGGAGAACTCCGCAGGCAGCCGCTGGCACGACGCATACCGGTGCCGGCCAGCGTGGTCCCGGAGTAGCGAGAGCCCGGTCAGTGGTGAGGTAGCCCTACCACTGGCCGGGCTCTCGTGTTACCATCCTCTGCTAGAGCGGCCGGATACCGCTCTCCAACGAAAGGGCTACGACACATGGGAGTATTCAGCATCTGGCGCCACCACCTCGACAACGAGGCGCACCGCCGCTACATCGCCAACAACCCCACCCCGCACGAACGCGCACGCGCCCTGCACAAGGCGGAGATCGCCCGGCTCGGGCCGTCCACCGGCGTGCGCTCGCCCGACGACGCCCAGTGGGACGCGTTCGTCGCCCTGTGGCTGCCCGAGGTGCGCGAGCACCGCGAGATGACCCGTCTGCTGTACCGCCGGGAGCTGGCCAGCGACACTTACACCCCCGACACCCACGCACGGGCCCGCGCGGGCCTGGACCGACTGGAGAAGCCGATCACATGGACAGAGCTGGTGGCGCTGGCGAGGTCGCGGGGCGTGAAGGCGATCCGGCCACCGCGGCACGTGGAGAAGGCCCTGCGGACCGGCGCATGCTCTTTGGATGGACCAGTAACGACGGCGCCGTAGCCTGGTACCGCGTCCAGCAGCCGATGACCGCGCTCAACGCGCAGGGCTACTCGTGCGCCTGGAGCCGGTACCTGCCCAACGAGCTGCACCCCGGCGCCCGGGGTGACGCGGGCCTGAAGGAGCACGTCACCATCCTCGGCCAGTTCGTCGCCGAGGAGGAGCCCAGTCGACTGTGGCAGGGCCTGGCCGCCGAGGGGCAGCGGCTGTTCTTCGAGATGGACGACGACGTGTTCAGCATCGACCGGGCCAACCCGGCCTACCCCGAGTACACCTCGGCGATCCTGGGCCGCATCCACGCCAACCTCGCCGTGTCCACCGGTGTGATCGTGACCCGCCGCGCCCTGGCCGACGTGGCCCGGCAGCACACCGACGCCCCGGTGTACGTGATCCCGAACTACATCCCCGCGTGGCTGCTGGAGCACCGGCGACCGCGGCACGAGCACCTGATCCCCGACGAACACGACTCGGTGGCCCGCAGCTACTGGAAGCGTCGCGCCACCGTGGTCGGCTGGGGCGGCAGCAGCAACCACAGCATGGACTGGCAGCACTACCTGCCCCGGCTGGTGCAGTGGATCGACCGCGAGCAGAGCGCCCTGCTGCACATCATGGGCGATACGGACTACTTCACCGCCGACCTGCGGGCCATTCCGCCCGAGCGCGTCACCGGCCTGGGCTGGGTGCACGGCGTCGAGGACTACCTGCGCCGGATCAACTTCGACGTGTGCGTCGCCCCGCTGCGCCAGCATCCGTTCAACCTCTCCAAGTCGCCGATCAAGGCGCTGGAGTGCGCGGCGCTGGGCATCCCGATCGTAGCCAGCGACTACGGCCCGTACCACGACTTCGTGCTGCACGGCGAGACCGGCCTGCTGTTCCGCACCCCCGGCGAGATGGCCACCCACCTGACCACCCTCGTGCACGACCGCGAGCTGCGCGAGACGATGGGCGCCAACGCCCGCGCGGTCGCCCGCGCGCACACCTACGAGAAGAACGCCTGGAAATGGGCCCACGTACTGCTAGGAGAGACCCGGTGAACGACGACGAGATCAAGGCGCGCATCTGCGAGGACCTGCAGACTCAGCTGAACAACCTGGCCGACACCGACACGCTCTCCGACATGTTGGGCAACGTGAGTGACGCCGAGTTCGATCGCGCCAACGAATTGCTGGCCCTCAACCCCACCCTGCAGATCAGCTGGCCCCAGGAGGCATCATGACCGAAGCAGTGATCTTCCCGTCCCCCGAACTCGTGTTGGCCTGCCCGATGGACCCCCACGGCAACGACGCGGGCGCCAGCACCATCCGGGAATACCTGGTCCTGCTGCTGAGTGCCCTGCTCGACGAGACAGACGGGTTCAGCGCCAAGCATCCCTTCGGCAACAGTGACTGGATCTTCGAGCTGTACACCGCGCTGGCCCGCGAATTCCCCGAGGACTTCCCCGCCGAGTTCGACGAAGACGGACGCCTGAACGTTTTCTCCGAAACCGCGAAGGCCGACGAAGCGCTGCACTACTCGACCATGGCACTGCGCCAATGAAGGTCTCGATCCTGATCCCCTGGCGGACCGATCACGGCCAGCGCGAGCGCATCTGGAACTACATGCACCCGCTGTGGGAAGCCACCCCCTTCGAAATCTGCGTCGGCGAGGACGACGACAACGGACACCCGTTCAATTGTTCGCGCGCAACAAATCGCGCAGCGAAAAAGGCGACGGGGGATGTTTACGTCAAACTGGGCGCCGATCATTTGCCCGACGTGGATGCCATCAAGCAGGCGGTCGAAAGAACAACTGACTGGCCATTATGGTCCTTTGTTTTCAGTGGCGTATTCTACTACGGCAAGGCCGATACCAATCGCATCCTGGCTGGCAGCAATCCAAAATCTTTTAAGCCGGAAAATTCTGATTACAGTTGTCAAGGGATCGTTGCCATGCGCAGCGGTGTGTGGGATTCGTTGGGAGGAATGGACGAACGCTACGAAGGATGGGGCTACGAGGACACTGACTTTCTGCGTCGCCTGTCCGGTGGCCGAGAACGCCTTCTTCGACACCCTTCCAATCTTCCTTGGGCGTATGATCTGTGGCATTCTGGCGAACATCGTGACATGAGCACAAACAATCCCAACAGAAAATTGTATGAGAAGGGCTGAGTATTTCACATGGCTGTGTGGATCGAAGCAGACGATGACACCTCAAACAACTCTTCCTACGTGAATATGGATCATGTCGTCAAGGCATACGTCAAGACCATTCCCACTACTGAGAACTGGGGAATATTCTTCGACGATGTGTCGGGCACTACGCACCAAAGCCCTAACATATATACCGACGTGGCGGTGGCAGAAGCGACATTGCAAGCATTGGTTCGCGGATACGACTTGCCGTAACAAAAACATTATTCGAGAGCGAAAGGTAGAGGCGCATAATGTGGATAAAGGATAAGTTCGGACAGCCCATCAATATGGATCACATGAGCAGTATTGTGGTCGCCGAAAACACCGATGGCGGTTTTCAGGTCGAAGCCTGGAACACCACGAACACCACCTTCGGCGTTCAATTCGCCGAGTTCCTGGTGGGCCCGATACCGGTGAGCCAGGCTGACGCGACCGCCTTGCGCGACCGCATCGGCACGATGCTCGGTGTCGTAGATCTCAACGTATGACCTCGAACATCACGGTGTGCATTGCCACGATCCCGCCGCGGCGCGAGTTGCTGCGGCGGGCCGTGGCGTCCGTGTTGGGGCAGGATCTCCGGCCGGATGCGATCATCGTCGAGACCGACGTGCAGAGGTTGGGCGCGGCGAGCACCAAGAATCGGGCGCTGGCCAAGGTCACCACGAAGTACGTGGCGTTCCTGGACGACGACGACGAGTTCCTGCCCCAGCACCTGGCCCAGTGCCACGGGCACATGCTGAGCACCGGCGCCGACGTGGTGTACCCGTGGCCGGAGATGCGCGGGATGGCCGACCCCAGTCCCCAGCACTTCGGCGTGCCGTTCAGCGCCGAGGCGCTGCGCCGATACTCCTACATCCCCACCCCGTCGCTGGTGAACACCGCGATGGCTCAGGCCGTCGGCGGCTTCCAACACGGCCCGAACGGGCTGTACGACGACTGGGGCTTCTACCTGGCCCTGCTCGACGAGCACGCCAGCTTCAGCCACCTGCCCGAGCGGACCTGGATCTGGCACGTGCATGGTCAGAACACTTCTGGAAGGCCCACATGGTGACGATCGTCCCCGAATCCCGATGGACACCGGCCCGACCGGACTGTCCATATCCCGAATACTGGCACTCGACCGACAGCGACTCGACCGAGATCGAGGTCAGCGAGCTGGTTGGCGCCTTCGTGCGCGCCCTGCAGCCCGAGACGGTGGTGGAGACCGGCACGGCGTTCGGGCAGACCGCTTGGTACATCGGTGATGCTCTGCGAGCCAACGGCCACGGGCGCCTGTACACCTACGAAACTGACGCTAACCGCGTCGTGCTGTCCGCCGACCGGGTGCGCGGACTACCGGTGACCGTGCTGCACAAGAGCTCTCTGCACGCCAACCTGTCTGATGAAACACCACCGATCGGTTTCGCCTGGTTCGACTCATTGACACATCTACGGCAGCAGGAGTTCCGCACGTTGCGTGTTCGCATGGCTCATGACGCGATCGTCGGCTTCCACGATTGTGGACCGCAGCACCCCGTGCGCCCCGACGTGGAGCGACTGGCGCAGGAGGGATTGCTGCGACCGATCTATCTGCCCACGCCACGCGGTGTGATGTTCGCCCAGGTTCTGTGATCAGCTGGCCGCTGGCGACTGGCGTAGGTGCGTGCCGAGCATGGCGCAGGCCAGCTGGTCGCTGCTGCTGACCGACGAGTGCATGAACAGCTGGGTCTGGATGTCGATGTTGCCGATGATGTCGGAGCAGTCGAACTCGTGCAGGACCACGCCGAAGCTGCTGGCCGTCCACGAGCCGACCGTGACGCCGTCCATCACGAGGGTGTAGGTCGGCACCGCGGAGCCCCCGCTCGAATTGCCCCAGATGCCGTTGACGCTGATGAAGGGGTGCGAACAGTAACCGACGCGCCCCTCCCACATCAGGTACTGCAGGCCCGCCCCGGCGACCAGGCTGGCGGCCACGGTGGCGTAGTTGTTGCCGATCGAGCTGGGCGTGGCGGACTGGGTCGGTGTCCACTGCCGGTACATCGACACGTCGAAGTAGGGCAGCGCCAGCCCCTTGCCGGCCAGGCCGTCGGTGGCCACCAGACGGTTGTCGGCCGCGTCGTCCATGTGCCAGAACCAGTTGGTGCCCTCCATGGTGCCGTCGGGGTTCTCGTGGCCGGCAGCCGGTTCCTGTCGCAGGATCGCGAAGCCCGAGATCGGATCGTTGATCGTCAACGACACGATCGGGCTCCCGTCCTCGTCCACGAAGTCCGAGGGCACGATCGAGAACATGGTCTCGCCGTTGGTGTTGACCACCGACACCGAGTGCAACGTCTTGCTGGCCACCGCGTCGATCTTGGTGTTGGTGCGTTGGATCGCCTTTACCACGGGATTGTCGTTGGAGTGCGGGATGAATCCCGGTGTCGCTACCATGTCAGGTCCCTACCAGGTGCACGTACTCGAAGTCCTGCTGTCCCTGCTGCAGCCCGATGATACGTTGCTGGAGTTCGCCGTCGGGCAGCCACGCGTGACCGCGCACGTTGTAGATGCCGGGCGAGCCGGGGTCGAAACTGCCGAAGGGCGTGTCCGGGTCGTCCATCTTGACGGTGATGGCGTAGGTGGTGACCCCGATGCCGTTGAGCTGTTGCTGCCCGTCGGCCCACTCCTGCAGGGTGGCCTGCAGCACCACGTCGGAGTGCGAGTTGTCGGTGGTCTCCAGCTTCGGCCAGCCCGCGTTGGTCAGCGTGGTGTCGATCGACTGGGCCCACAGCATCGCGTACTCGATGCCGTCGCCCTTCTCGAACGTGGTGGTGGCCTGGTTGCTACCGTCCAGCGACTCCAGGATCTGCTTGATCGACCCGGGATAGTCGAACACGATCGGATTGCCCGACGTGACCAGCATCGGCTGTCCGATGAGGACATTGTGGTGGATGTGGTTGTTGTCGAAGAAGTACGGCTTCAGATAGACGTCCGGGCCGCCGATGACCTGGGTCAGCTCCTGCAGCCGCTGACCCGCCGTCGCGAGGTCGTAGCCGAAGTAGTTGCGGACGTTCGTGCCGCCACCGGCGAAGGTCGGGATGTCCAAGGGGATCGGGTTGCGCGCCACCGCGTTGGTCAGGATGTCGGTCGCGATGCCCCACAGCGAGTCCGTGTAGTTCGTGTCGGCCCCGCCGGGCTGCGTGAGCGACACGCCGGGCCACGAGCTGGCCAGCTGCATGGTCTTGAGCAGCACGCCCCACGGCCCGAGGCCGCCGATCTGTAGCAGCGGAGGCTGCCCGGCACCGGACTGCAGGTTGGCCCGGCTGGTGATCGGCCCGGCCTGCACGATGTAGTCGCTGCGCGATCCCGTCCCCCAGCAGATGGCGACGGAATGCCGCCAGGGGTCGGTGATCTCGCGCAGGTGCTGTTTGGACAGACAGCCGCCGCTGTCGAAGGTGTCGGTCCCGATCTGGGTCTGGATCGTCCACGAGCCCGTGTCGTTGATCTTGGTCATCCACTGCGGCACCCCGGCCAGCGGAATCTCGTCGATCACTTCGCCGGTCACGGTGAAGTAGACCAGCGCGTAGTACCGGAACTTCGCGAACGCACTGGTCATCAGATCGCCTGGTAGCTTCCGGTCAACCACCAGGTGAACGTGTCACTGGTCGAGGCGTAGTCCACTCGGAACTTTCCGTCGATGTCGACGTTGAGCGTGCCGATCCCGCCGGCCGCGTTGCTGCTCTTGGTGGTGGCGTAGAAGGTGCGGTGCTCGGGCCACGCGGCGCTGGCCAGCGTGCCGATCTGCGGGTTGGCGGGCATGCCTCCTGCGGGCGGGACGACGCCGCCGCGGAAGGAGACGGTGTTGCCGTCGACCATGTACATCGGCGGGAACGTGGCGTTGCCGGTGAAGCCGGTCGCGAGCGGCACCGCGGTCCACGGCATGAACGGCCGGGAGTTGCCGCCGATGTAGGTGTCACCCCGGTTGTAGAAGTTCGCGGAGAAGGGCTGTGCGCTGTCGTAGCCGACGACCTGGTTGCCGGTGACGGTCGCGGACGCGGGCTGGCCGGAGATGCCGGACAGGAACACGCCGATGTCCGGCGTCACCCGGGCACCGGTGCCGTCGACCACGTTGCCGGAGACGACGCAGTTGGTGGGGCTGGTGACGCGGGTCGCGTTGCCGGTGACCAGGGCGATGCCGCGGTGGCAGGCGGTCACCACGTTGCCGGTGATGACCAGGTCGGTGCCGCCGTGGGTGTCGATGCCCTCCCAGTCGATCAGGTTGATCCTGTTGCCGACGACCGAGCAGTTGTGGGTGCGCGCCGCGAGGGTGTTGTCGAGGTCGGTCAGCGCGATGCCGTAGCAGTTGAGCTGGCCGGCGGCGATGGTGGCGTCGGAGATCACGTTGTCGGCGATGGTCAGCCCGCTGCCGGAGATGACCATGATGCCGCTGTAGAGGTAGTGCTCGATGATGTTGTCGTGCACCGTGGAGTCGACGCACCACTCGACCCAGATGTTGTCCGCCGCGCTGTCGGACAGGTGGCAGTCGTGGATGTCCACGCGCGACAGCGGCGCCTCGCTGGTGCCCAGCACGTAGATCAACTTCTGGGTGTCGTCGAAGCCCCCGCCGATGCCACCGGCGATCGAGAGTCCGCCGATCTCGACGTCGCTGGAGGTCACCTCGAACGCCGGGCCCGCGTCGATCGTGAACGTGCCGCCCAGCAGCCGCGTCGGCAGAGCCACGGCCATCGTGTCGGTCAACGCGATGGTGACGGTCGGGTCGCAGATCACGTCGCCCCCGACGAGCAGGGCGGCTTCGAGGTCGGCCTGTGTGGTAATCACGAATTCACTCCTGGGATCAGACAAAGATGGGCTTGGCGAGCATCCACGGAATCTGCGAGGTCGCAGTGCTTCCTGACAAAGTCATCTTCCACGTGAAGGACGCATTGTAGGTCGATCCCGGTGTCAAGCCGGTGACTAGCACATGACGGGACACCATCGTTTCGTCAGTGTTCTTGCCGACTGCGGAAATGCCGGCCGACGCGGCCAGGAAGCTACTACCACCACCGATCGTCGAGCCGGTGTTCACGTTGATACTGAGCTGGACCTCGGTGGTGATGTGGCTAATGGTCAAGGACGCGCCGAAGGAGAGGTCCACCTTGCCCGAAGCGGGGGCGACGAACGCGGTGCCCAGCAGGTTGCTGGACGTGTCGCGGTAACCGGTGAAGGTTGTGTTGTCCGTGATCGAATTGACCGAGACGGCGGGGTTGTAGAACACGGTCTGGGCCGCGCTGAGATCGGCGGTCATCACCCACGTGGCGCTGACCGGGTCCCACCGGTCGATCGTGCCGACCGTGCGGATGGCCGAGGTGTCGCGCAGTTCGCCGGCTTCGATGCCGACGTCGGTGAGCAGGTCGCCGCTCAGCATCATGCGCTTGGCGCCGCGCAGGCCCGCCGACCGGCGGATGTCGGTCAGCATGCCGGAGGTGATGGTGACGGTGTTGGCCGGCAGGGTGAGCTTGAACATGGGTGTCGAGTTGGTCGGTGCGGCCGGCAGCGTGGGCACGCCGGCCGCGGTGCCCTGGGTCACCACGAACTGGGTGAGCGACACGCCGCCGTTGTCGCCGAGAACGCCGTCGAAGACCTGGAGGTCGACCCGGTCGATCCGGGGATTGGTCGCGTTGGCCGTTCCGAAGGTGACGGTGCCGACGGCCTCGGTGTGCACGTTGTACGGGCCGACCTGCGTGTTGCGCTCGACGAAGGCCGATCCGCGCCCCAGGCTGCAGGACAGGCCGCCCGCGGCCGTCACCCCGAAGCACCCGGGCAGCGCCACGGTGCTCAGCGACGGGCCGGGCAGGCAGCCCGTGCGGGCACTCTGCATCGGCGACCCGGCGCTGCCCTCCTGCAGGAAGGCCAGGTCGTGGAAGCGGCCGACGATCGCGGTGTTGGTGGATTGAATCGTCCACGTGCCGCCCGCGATGCCGGAGCCGCCGATCGTCTGGTTGGTCAGTGCCATCGCGTCTCTCCTAGGCGTACACGGCGGGCGACAGGGTCGCGGTCATCAGGGAGGTGGACGAGGTGCCGGTGCCCTGGAACTGCACCGTCATGGTCTCGCCCGGCGCGATGGAGAACCATTGCGCCACTTGCAGATTGCGTCGGTAGGGCACGCCGTTCTTGGTCACCGACCGCTCGTAGATCGAGGACTTGATATCGACGATGTCGCCCTGGATCAGCGTGTCGACGAACTTCAGCGTCTCGCCGGTCAGCTGATTGACCGCAGTCGGATTGACCAAGGTGGATCCGTCCGTGGGTGCGAAGAACTGGAACTCCGGCCACGCCTCGGCGGTGCCGGTGTTGGTCAACTGAATCAGGCCGTTCGACCCGGCGATCCCCCAGTCCAGACCGCCGCCGGAAGACCAGTTCAGACCGCCGCCGGAAGACCAGTTCAGGCCGCCGGAACTGCTGGGCAGCCCGATGCTGGCCGACTGGTCGGGCAGGTACTTGCGCGGGTCGGCGGCGATGCAGTTGAGCTGCCAATCGAAGTCGCAACCCTGGCTCTGCGGTGTGACCTGCTGTTTCCCGTTCTTCTCCACCGTGATCGTAAGCACCGCGCCGTCGACGTCGGTGACCGTCAGGGTCTTCTGGCCGCCGCCGGCCAGCATGCCGACGAACGCCCGGCGGGCCGCCGCGACGGAGGCGAAGTCGACGCCCTGCGCGGTGCCGGCGATGGTGATGGGCAGCGCGTTGTCGTAGTTGCGCGAGCGCTGGGCGCCGTCGTACTCGTTGAACACCGTCTGGTTGAGGCGGTTGTCGGCCGAGTCGAAGATGCCGGTGGTGCCCTGTGGGTTGACCCGCCAGATGATGTTCGCGGCGTCGGTGATGCCGCCGTCGCCGCCGACCAGCCAGCTGCCGATCTGATAGGTCGGAGGTGCCATGTCACGCCCCCAGGCTCGTCGCGAGGTCCCAGCTGGTCTGTGCCGAGGCCTGCGCCGCGACGGCGTTGGCGACCGACATGGACTCCACCAGGAAGTGGTTGTGGATCTGGACCGTCTTGCCGCTCGTGCCGCTCTGCACCGCCGAGGCCAGGGCCCCCAGCGCGTTCCACTGCGCCGTGCTGAACACGGCCTTGTGCTCGTTGGCGCCGGTCTGATTCAGCGACATCGACAGGCCCTTG